CGGTAAAAGAGCAGATATGATTATAGTAGACGATGCTGTAACTTTATCCAATGCTAATGACTTTGAACGACAGATCAAGTGGTTAACCCAAGATGTAAGATCTCGTCTTAACCCTACAGGTAAACTTATCATTATAGGTACCCGTGTGGCATCAGTTGATCTATACAAAGAACTACGCAACAACGATAGATATCCTGGTGGCCTAGTACCTTGGTCCTACCTAGCAATGCCAGCTCTACTTACAGTAGATGATGATCCCGATAAGTGGGAAACATTATGGCCTGCCTCTGATCAACCCTTTGATGGTCAGGAAGAAACTGAGAAGGATCCAGTAACTCATCTTTATCCCAGATGGAATGGGCGTAACCTATATAACGAACGCCAATCTATGGATGCTTCAACCTGGGCTTTGATTTATCAGCAACAAGACATATCAGATGATGCGGCCTTTGACCCAGTCTGTGTTCGTGGATCTATAGATGGTATGCGTAAGTCAGGCAGACTAACCGCAGGTCATCCTGGACACCCAAGAGATTTAAATGGCTTTACCTATATCTGTGGATTAGACCCTGCGATGATAGGTGATACCGCAGCAGTCTGTTATGCAATTGATAGAGCTACTAACAAACGCTATATCGTAGATGCTATTAAGATTACTCGGCCTAGCCCTGCTGCTATTAGAAATTTAATATTTGACTGGACATCCTTGTATGGTCCTAGTGAGTGGATAGTAGAGAAGAACGCATTTCAATCTTTCTTAACACAAGATGAAGGTATCAAGATGCACTTAGCATCTAAAGGTGTACAGTTTAAAGAACACCATACTGGTAATAATAAATGGGATGCAGGTTTCGGTGTTGCATCTATGGCTACTTTATTTGGTACTAAGCAGTTTGATGGCAAGCACCATAGGGATAACCTAATACATTTACCTTCAGATCAAACTGAAAACATTAAGGCTCTAATAGAGCAGTTAATTACTTGGTCTCCTACGACTAAGGGTAAGACAGATATGGTAATGGCTCTTTGGTTCTGTGAGATCAGAGCAAGAGAGATGCTCAACTATGGTAAGTACCAGACACACCATCTTAAAAATCCATTCCTATCAAAGTATGAACAGGGCAAGAGAACAGTCGTCAACCTAGATGAACTGTTTGCAGAAAAAGAACGTACATTCATCTAAGGAGATAAAATGCTAGAACCAAAAAGATACACCACTAAAATACAAGCACGAAAAGAAAATACTAACTTAGCTGCAAGAAGTGCTGCTTATGATTATGTAGAAAAAGGTATGAGTAAATTAAATTTATCATATAAGCAACAACAACAATTATTTAAAGAATTAGTACCTGTTGTACAAAAGCGCATACAGGCAGATCGTAGTAAGACAGCAGCAAGAGTTGAGAACATTGCTAAGACTCAAGAAAAAAAGAAGATGGACAAAGCCAGAAAAACTCTAGGCTAATAAACTTTATTAAGGATGTAAATTGTTATCAACTAAGGATGTAGTCTCAAAGATAGATCGGTTGAAGAACCGCTATGCAGCCAGAGACCAGCGTATGCGCGATGTTCTTTCTGTGCGCCAAGGTGATATATCAAAAGTATATCCAGCTATGTTCTCAGAGGATTATCCAAAGCCTTTAGTTGCAAACTTTGTAGATGTAGCTGCCCGTGATCTAGCAGAGGTAATGGCACCACTACCATCCTTTAACTGTGCAGCAACCAATATGGTATCTGATACCCAACGCCGTGCTGCTGATACTAGAACTCGTATTGCAAACTACTACATCTCATCATCTGATCTACAAATCCAGATGTATACCGGTGCTGATTACTTTAATACCTACGGTATATTGCCAGCAATGATTGAAATGGATTATGAGACAAACAATCCTCGTATCCGTTTACTAAATCCCTTTGGTGTATACCCTGAGGTAGACCGCTTTGGTCGTTGCCTATCTATATCACAGATCATTGCATCCGATGCTGAGAGTATCGCATCCCAGTATCCTGAGTTCTACGATAAGATTATTGGTAGAAACGTTTATTCTTACGCTTCCCCTTATCTATCTATTGTTAGATACCACGATAAAGATCAAGACTTAATTTTTATACCAGAGCGTGACAATCTAGTTCTATCTAATACACCTAACCCAGTCGGTAAGTGTTTAGCAAGAGTTGCACTTCGTTCATCTTTAGATGGAGAAGCTCGTGGACAGTTTGATGATGTTCTATCTGTTCAATTAGCCCGTGCTCGCTTTGCAGTATTACAGATCCAAGCAGCAGAGAAATCTATTCAAGCACCTATTGCTATTCCACAGGATGTACAGGAGTTAGCACTAGGACCAGATGCGATTATGCGTTCTGCTAATCCACAAGGTATCCGCAGAGTTCCACTAGAACTACCAGCAGGAGTATTTACAGAGTCTGGGGTCCTTGAGCGTGAGTTAAGATTAGGTTCTCGCTACCCTGAATCTCGTTCAGGTAATATTGATGCATCTGTTGTTACAGGTCGCGGAGTTCAAGCACTACAAGCTGGCTTTGATACACAAGTTAAAGCAGCACAAGCGCAGTTCGCTAGATTATTCCAAGAGTTAACATCACTTTGCTTTGAAGTAGATGAGGTTGTCTTTGGTAATATGACCAAGACTATCAAGGGAACCGATGACGGTACACCTTATACAATGAAATACACACCATCTCGTG